TACTACTGCATCTGAATAAGATGCAGTAGTAATGTTAAATATCAACGATACAGCACACTAGATGTGATTTTTATGTAGATGAGGAAAACAACATCTATATGAGCAGAACACAGATTGGATATGCGCTACAGTATAAAAATCCACAAGATGCGATAAAGAAAATTCATTTAAGACATTACGAAAAATTACAGCAACGCTATGTAGAAGTGGTGGGTGACAATTTGTCCCCGAGGCCAAGAGATTTAGGAAAGAAGACAAGTATTTTTATGTATGACGAAAGAGGCATTTTAGATGTAATAAGGTGGTCAACAACAGCGGTAGCTGACCAATACTTTGATTGGGTGTACGACATTATTCAATCAATTAAAAAGAATGGCTATTACATAGCTTCTGAAAAAGATAACAAGTGGCTTGGAATCCGTAATGAATCTAAGCAAGCAAGACGATATGAAACAGATCAGATTAAACTATTCATAGAGTATGCAAAAGAGCAGGGAAGCAAACATGCGGATCGATACTATCTAATCTTTACAAAACTGATAAATAGCAAAGTTGGATTGCAGGGCGATCAACGTGATGATATCTCACAAGAAACACTTTTAGAGTTAAAATCGCTAGAAACATTGGTTAAGATGAGAATTCGGAAACTGATGGGTAAGAAAGTTCCGTATAAAGAGGTTTATCGAGAAGTAAGGAAGATGGTGGAAGAGTTCTGAATAGAGCTGAAAATTCAGTGCTACCAAGATTATTACTTGCTGTAGAAAAGGATATTTAATAAAAAGTTTATAAATATTCAAAATCCTTTGAGTTTAAGGGAAAGTTGACGCGGAATATTTGACTTGCAGTCAAGGGTTCTAAAGGGAACTTAATATTGGAAATATAGGATATTTTGAGAATTGCGTGTGAGAAACAATGTCTAAATTTGTCTAACATCAAAATTTTACAGATTTGAAGTTGCATGATAAGTTTATTTTAATTCCATAAGGTAGGATGGAAAAATATTGAAAAACCTCTTGACAATTACGCGTAACGGTAATATATTATATGTAACGCGTAACAAAAAAAGGGGTGAGAACAATCGCGGAAAAAAGTAGAGCCGATTACATGAAAGCCAGAAGGGAAACGCAGAAGACATTTAGTGTAGCTGTAGATAAGAAAAAAATGTTGAAGTTTGAACAAAAATTATCTGGGCAGCAAAAGACAAAATCAGAATGGCTTAATGAAAAAATCGACGAAGAACTAAAAAAATAAGAAGTACCCGTAATCCTACCAAGACAACCGAGTACTTCAACCAAGAAGTTTCCTTCTGTAAATATTATAATGCAGAATGAAGCTTCTTTCAAGAACGAATTTGAAAGGAGTTTTTATTATTATGAATGATTTAATGAAATCAACAATTACCACAATGGAAGTAGCAGATATGATGGAAATATCACATAATGATATTTTGAGAAAACTGGATGGAAGAAAAGATAGGAAGGGATACATACAGATTATGACTGAGAGCCAAATGGCTGTGAGTGATTATTTTATTCCATCCACATATCGAGACATCAGCGGAAAAGAAAATAAGTGTTATGAAGTCACAAAATTAGGTTGTGATTTTTTGGCAAATAAATCTACTGGAGAAAAGGGCGTTTTATTTACTGCCAGATATGTAAAACGCTTTTATGAGATGGAACATCAGGTAACACAAATACCGATAACAGATAAACCAGGAGAAGTTGCGCGATTGGTCAATTCACTTGCAACAATTATGAAAAATAATCAGTCGGCACCGAAAGAAATTGCAGAAAATACAAAACTCATTTGCGAACAATATGGTATAAAAGTGATTGCAAATTTTGCAAAAAGACCAGAATATGAACAAATAGGAATGTTTCTTGACACGGAGGTGCTGTGAGATGAGAAAGTATACAGAACAGGAACTGGAGCAGGTTCGTAGCGATTATATGGAGAATGTTAACTGGATGGCGCCAGATGAAGTAGGAAAAGCGGAAAGTAATCTTTCAAAAGCTCTCGATGAATATATAAATGCTATATCAGATTTTGAGTTTAGAAATGGATTTTTGTATGCGCAAATGTTGAGAGAATCAGAAGGAGAGAGCATAAGATGAATTTAGAATTCAAACCGACTGGAATTACTGAAATACTGGATCAGCAGGATAAAACACCATTTTATCAATCACATGGAGTGGACGAGTTGTTGAGAATGTTTCCTGAAGAAACCACGCGGAACATGGCATATTATCTTTTTACATTAGGGTATATGGAAGGAAAACAGGCAACAAATTAAATACAGTAATCAGAGCATCTATCAGAAATGGTAGGTGCTCTTTTTATAAATCAAACCAGGAAAGGGGTGAGACAAGGAAAAACATAACAAACTGGAGAATGGAGCCTGTTCAGGCAGAGAACAAAACACTTCTGTACATTTATGATGATGTGACAGAATATGGAGAATTTGACTGGAACGCATGGGAATATAAGGACTCGGAGACTTCCGCGAAATATTTTGCAGAGAAACTGAGTGAAATTCCAGAAGGACAGACAATTGAGCTGCATATCAACTCAAATGGTGGATCCGTAAAAGAGGGCGTTGCTATTTACAATTTACTGAAGCAAAAACAAAACCAGAAAGTCGGGATTGTGGATGGCGTAGCACACAGTGTTGCGTTTTTGATTCTACAGGCGTGTGACACAAGAAAAATGTGCTTAGGTACAACGGCACTGATACACAATATGTGGATGTATTGCTCGGGCAATGCAACACAACTGAGAAAATATGCCGATGATCTGGATGACATGATGGAAGCAAACCGGCAAGTTTTTCTGGAAAGGGCGAAGATTGAGGAAAGTGAGTTGATTGAGTTAATGGAAAATGAGACTTACCTCACTCCGGAAAAGGCGCTGGAATATGGACTCATTGATGAGATCATGGGAAAGACAGCAGAACCGGTCAATACAGAAGAGATTCTGGAGAAGCTGTCCGATATGCAAAGACAGTTAAATAGTCAGGAGAGCTTCCGGCAGCAGATTGCAGCAATGCAGAAACCACAGGAAGACAAGAAACCAAGAAAAAACAACGTATTAAATCTTTTTAGAGGAGGCATGATTTAAGGAAAAATTTAGATGTATTAGAAATGGAAAAAACAGCAATCGTACAGAAGATGAATGAGGCGATCACAGCCGGAGATGCAGAGCAGTTCCAGGCAGCGTTTGTGGAGCTGTGCGATAAGATTCAGGAAAGTGTCATCGAACAGGCACGGGGAATCGTAGAAGAAGCAGATCAGAGAATTCTGTCTGAGCGCGGCGTAAGACAGCTGACATCCAAAGAAAAAGAATATTATCAGAAACTGGCGGAAGCCATGAAAGCACCGAATCCGAAACAGGCGGTAGAAAATCTGGATGTGGTAATGCCATATACCGTAATTGACAAAGTATTTGAAGATTTGAAAACAGATCATCCGCTGTTGTCCAAAATCCAGTTTACATCTGTAACAGGGTTGACACGAATGATGATGAATACGAATGGATATCAGAAAGCAGCATGGGGAAAACTTTGCGCAGAGATCATCCAGGAGCTGACATCCGGATTTAAAGAGGTAGATGTGACACTGAGTAAACTGTCCGCATTTCTTCCGGTGTGTAAAGCAATGTTGGATCTGGGGCCAGAATGGTTGGATACTTATGTGAGACAGGTCCTGTATGAAGCGCTTGCAAATGGATTGGAAGACGGCATCATTAATGGAACTGGAAAAGACATGCCAATCGGTATGACAAAACAGGTAGGAGACTCTGTTACGATCAAGGGTGGAGTATATCCGGATAAAAAAGCAGTAAAGGTTACAAAGTTTAATGATGTGCAGCTTGGAAAACTGGCTGCTGTTCTGGCAATCAATGAAAAAGGACAGGCAAGAACCGTAGACACATTGATTCTGGTGGTAAATCCGTCAGATTATTTCAGCAAAGTCCTTTCGGCAACACAGAGACCAGCGCCGGGCGGTGGATATGTAAGTACACTGCCCTTCCCGATCGATGTGATCCAGTCTCCGGCGGTAGGAGTCGGAAAGGCTGTATTTGGTATGGCGAAGCTTTACTTCATGGGAGCTGGAATCGAAAACAACGGAAGAATCCTGTATTCAGATGATTACAGATTCCTGGAAGATGAAAGGGTTTACCTGATCAAAACGTATGGTCATGGATTTGCAGTAGATGATAATGCCTTCATGCTTTTGGATATCAGTGATCTGCAGCCAGCACATTATGAAGTGGAAGTTGTTCCAAGTGTAGAAAATGTGGAAAATGCAAATCTTGCAGATTTCAAGGTAGGGGGACATACACTGACACCGGAGTTCGCAGAAGGAACATTAACATACACTTTGACAACAACGGATGCATCAAATACGGTGCAGGCGGTAATTGCAGACAGTACTGCAGAACTGGAATTGACATACAATGATAAACCGATTGCAAACGGCAGCAGAGTTACATGGGCTTCTGGGGCTGGAAATGTTGTGAAAGCAAAAGTGACAGACGGAAAGACAACCAAGACATATCAGGTGACAGTAACGAAGAATGAGGGATAATCATGAGTGATCTTTTAGAAGATGTGAAGAATTTTCTGGATATTACATGGGATATGGATATCAGGGAGCGTAAAAAGCTCTCTGGTATCGTAGAGAGAGGAAAAGCGTACCTTGAGGGCAAAATAGGATTTTGTGATTTTGAAAGCGAAACACAAGAAAAAGAGCTGCTCTTAAATTACTGCATGTATGCAAGAGCTGGTCAGGTAGATGAGTTTATTCAAAATTATAAATCAGAAATCATATCACTGCAGATGCGCAGTTTTCGAAGAAAAGCGGGTGGATGCAATGCCGAGACGTAAGGATACAAAGTTTACCACATTTAACGATGGATCACTGGATATATGCAGCGTAAAAGGCCGGAAGATTGTAGAGACCAGGCAAGCTGGAATTCGATTCGGATTTCGTACAGTTGGAATCAAACGGTTCTATGAGGCAAAGGTATTATCCAATCAGATTGACGAAGTAGTTGCAATTCTGCCGGTAGAAGACATTTCTACGATGGACATCTGCATAATCGGAGAAAAGCAGTACAAGATCATACAGATCCAGAATAAATATGATGCAGCGCCACCTTGTTTACTGCTTTCTCTGGAAAGAGTAGTAACGACTTATGAGGATGTGAGAAACCATGCCGAAAATTAATATTGATCAGTTCGCAATCGAAGTCATGCAGGAGTTAGATGCGTATCGTGAGGATGTACAGGAAGCAGTGGAAAAAGCAGTGAAAGAGACAGCGAAGCAGACAGCTGCGGAATTACGTTCCATATCACCAGAAGGAGATACCGGTGAATATGCAAAGCACTGGAGCTATAAACGAGATAAAAATTTGAGTGGAAGGCACCGCTATGATATGGTGGTGTATTCCAAAAAGCCGGAATACCGAATTACACATTTGCTGGAAAAAGGACACGCAAAGAGGAATGGTGGAAGAGTGGACGGGATCCCGCATATCAAAATTGCAGAAAAGCACGCAAAGGAAATTCTACAGGAAAGGATAGAACGCTATTTATGACAAAGGAGAGGATAGAAGCAATTCTGGATGCACTGGAAATTGAATATCGGTATCATCATTTCGAAGAACGTGAGGCGGTGAATCCTCCTTTTATTTGCTGGTTGATTCCGGAAACGAGAAATTTTTCCGCAGATGGGAAGGTATATTTTAAATCAAACAAAGTTGATATTGAACTGTACACAGATGAAAAGGACTTTGAACTGGAAGAACGTGTAGAAGCGGCACTTGATGCAGCAGATCTCTTCTGGCAGAAAAGTGAACAGTATATTAAATCAGAAAATATGTATGAAGTATTATATGAAGTGGAGGGCTAAGTAAGGAAAGAAAGACAGGCAACAAAAAAGGATAAAGTCAAATTCAATATCCATAATGCGCATGTTGCGCTTTTGCAGGAGAGTGAGACGGGAGAAATTACATTTGATACACCGTTTGCGGTACCTGGATCCGTATCGCTTTCACTGGAAGCACAGGGAGAACTGACACCGTTTTATGCAGATGGAATCAAGTATTATGTTTCTTCTTCCAATAGCGGATATGAGGGAGACTGGGAAATGGCGCTGATCACGGATGAGTTCCGGGAAAAGATTTTAAGTGAATACATTGACAAGAACAAAGTCATGCTGGAAGAAGCGACTGCAAAAGTAAAACGGTTTGCGCTGGGATTTGAAATTGACGGAGATGTGAGGGGAACACGGTTCTGGTTCTATTGCTGTACCTCTACACGTCCTACAACAGAATCCAGCACAACAGAGGACGCGATTGAACCTACAACTGACACTGTCACAGTTTCTGCATCCGCTGTACAGCTTGGAACAGCTAAGAAAATGGCAGTTCGGGCAAAGACAACAGCAGATACAACAGATGACTTATACGAAAAATGGTTTGATAAGGTGTACATTCCAGATCAGGAAGTTGCAGCATAAAAGGAGAACAGGATGAGAAAGACGATCACAATCAATGGAACAGAATATAAATTCAAAAGTTCTGCCGCAATCCCCCGGATTTATCGACTGAAATTTGGGAGAGATATTTTTGTAGATATGCAGAAAATTGAAAAGCAGATCAAGATCCAGGAAAAACTCAAAGACGAGATGCAGAAAAAATGCGCAAAAGAAGGTACAGAATTTGATGAAAGTAAGTTTGAAAGCGGAATCCCGATCGAATCACTGGAAATGTTTGAAAACATTGCATTTCTGATGCATAAACATGGCGATCCTAACCAGCCGGACGATATCAACGAGTGGTTGGATCAGTTCGAGACATTTGATATCTATGAGATTCTGCCGGAAATCATGGAAATGTGGAAGTCAGAAAATAAACAGATGTCAGGTCCAAAAAAAAAGAGAGGGAAATAGATCGTGAGGTCAATACCGCATTGTTCATGCTTCGATGTGCACAGTGCGGTATTTCTATTTCTGATTTAGACCTGTTAAGCATTGGAATGATCAACGATATGTTTATCGAAATGAAGAATGATGAGTATGATTATCCGAAAATTGCAACACAGGCGGATATTGATGCACTGTAAAGGAGGGATGTAAGGGCAGGGAGCAGAATAAAAGGAATTACCATAGAGATTGACGGCGATACTTCCAAGTTGGAAAAGGCACTGTCCGGTGTTGACAAAAAACTATACGGTGTAGAACAGTCATTAAAAGATGTCAATAAATTGCTGAAGCTGGATCCCACGAATACGGAATTGCTGAATCAGAAGCAGAAGTTGCTGCAGCAGTCGATCAGTGAAACGAAAAACAGGCTGGAAACTTTAAAACAGGCAAGCGAACAGGCAGCAAAAACCGCCGGAAATTATGATGCTTGGAAAGAGGCGTATACTCCGATTCAAGAGGAGATTGTAAAGACAAACAAAAAATTAGATGAATTAAAAAAGAAGCAGAAATCATCGGAAAAAATCGGAGAAATAAATACGCAAGAGTATGATAAGTATCAGAAGAAAATTGAAAGCACAGAGAAAAAATTAGAGAGCCTTGTTACGAAAAAAGAGAAAGTAGAGAAAAGTAACAATATAAATGTAGAGCAGTATAATAAACTGCAAAAAGAAATAGAAGAAACTACATATTCTTTAGATGAATTAAAGAGAAAACAAAAAGATGTTTATAACGAAAGAATATACAATAGTGTTGATTACAAGCTATTTAGTGATGAAATAGCGGAAACCCAAATAAAGTTGAAGGAATTAAATGCACAGAAAAAGCAAGTAGATGATGAATTTGGAAAGCCGATCAGTCCAGAAGGATTTGATTCTCTTCAAAGAGAGATTGTTGAGACAGAACAGAAACTGAAATCACTAAAAGAGACTACAGGAAGTGCAAGTGCGAATCTTGCAAAAGTATCTGTGGTATCCGGAGAGTTTGGAAATAAGGTCAAAGGAGTGGGACAATCGTTGCTGCCGGTAACGGGGGCGTTGACAGGTGTCGGGGCTGCATCTACTGTTATGGCAAATAATTTCAACGATGCAATGAGTCAGGCGGCGGGAGCACTTGATAAGCCCATGTCTGAAATGGAAGATCTAAGACAGCTTGCAATCCAGACCGGACAGGATACAGTCTTTTCTGCAACTGATGCAGGAAATGCGATCACAGAACTGGCAAAAGGTGGTTTGACAGAAGCCGACATTAAAGCAGGGGCATTAAAAACTACAATGGACCTTGCGGCATCTTCCGGGATGGATCTTGGAGAGGCAGCAAATGTTGTTGTACAGGCAATGGGAGCGTTTGGTCTATCTGCGAATGAGTCTGCAGAAGCGGCAAACGCTTTGGCCGGGGCAGCAGCTGCATCTTCTACGGATGTAGAACCTCTCACACAGGCACTGGCACAGTGTTCTGCAGGAGCAAAAAACGCAGGATGGTCTATACAGGAAACAACAGCGGTTTTGGCTCGTTTTGCAGATGCGGGAATTGAGGGAAGCGATGCGGGAACATCTTTAAAAACCATGCTCCAGAGGCTGGCGGCACCAACAGACAGCGCTGCAACAATGATTGAACAGCTTGGAATACAGACAAGAGATTCCAATGGGGATCTCCTTGGAGCTTCAGAGATTGCTGAGGAGTTGCAGAATAAACTTGGAGGTTTGGATTCGGCATCCAGAGATGCGGCGTTATCGACAATCTTCGGATCCGATGCAATGCGTGCT